TGGCCTCGGTTTTGTCATCGACCGTGTTGATTTGAGACGTTAACGACTGCTGTGCCGTTGAGAGATTGTCATCCCACTCGGTAACAGCGGCGGTTAACGCTGCTGCATTGGCCTCGGTTTTGTCATCCACCGTATTGATTTGAGACGTTAACGACTGCTGTGCCGTTGAGAGATTGTCATCCCATTGCGTTTGAACAAAATTCAGCTGCTGAGCTAACGCCCCTGTCTCTGTTGCACGTACTAGCGACTCGTTTTCGATCGCAGCGATGTTGTCAGCGATCTTAGCCACTAACTGTTCATTGACAACGGTTTGCGCTTCCCAATCGGTGATGCGAGTTTCAACGGTGTAGCGGTAAGAGGCAGCGTTAACCCCTTCGGCGGCTGCTAACACACGCTGCAAAGATGCCAGGTACTCATCTTCTGATGCGCTGACAGTGCGCTGCTCTTGAAGAGCCGCTTCGCCTTCTGCTATTCGCGCTGTCTGTTGCGTTAGTTGCTGAGACAGTGCGCTAACGGCATCCGCACGGGTCTGGGCTTCTTGCAGCAACGCCGCGCTATTGTCATCAACCTCACTGTTTAGCGCTAATAGCGAGCTAGAAAGCGCCTCTAGCTCATCTGCGAACGCTTGTTGCTGCTCCGTTAACGTGCTGTTGTTGTCATCTACTTCAGCCGACAACAGACTAAACTGCTGTGCCATCGCGCTTAACGCGTCGGCACGGGTCTGGGCTTCCTGCAGTATCGCCGCATTGTTGTCATCAACGTCACTGCTTAACGCCAACAATGAGCTAGAAAGCGCTTCCAGCTCAGTGGCTAACGTTTGTTGCTGTTGAGTTAGCGTGCTTTTGTTTTCAGCGACGGTAGCCGCCAGCGCACTATTCTGCTGTGCTAACGCCTCTGTTTCTGTCGCCCTTACCAGTGATTCGTTTTCCAACGCAGCGACGTTGTCACCGATCTGAGCCGCTAGCTGCTCATTAACAACGGTTTGCGCTTCCCAATCGGTGATGCGGGTTTCAACGGTGTAGCGGTATGATGCAGCGTTAACACCCTCAGCCGCCGCTAACACCCGCTGAAGTGATGCAAGGTACTCATCTTCTGATGCGCTGACAGTGCGTAGATCTTCAAGTGCGGCTTCGCCGTCTTCAATTTGCGCACTCTGCTGGTTTAACTGCTGAGCAAGCGCATCGGTTTCAGTTGTCCACGCGTCGCGCTCTGCGGTAATCGCCGCTGCGTTATCCTGCGTTGATGCCTGCAGGGTTAACACATCGGATGCTAGTGCATCTGTCAGCGTTGATCGGATTGTGATTTCGTTCTGAAGTGCGGATGCGTTGTCATTAAGCTGAGATTCGAACCCGCTCAGCTCTTGAGCCAGCGCCTGCTCTTGATCGACAAGCGCTTGCTGGATCTGCTCAATCGCTGCCGTGACTTCGGGTATATCCGTTTCGGCAAACGTGATCAGCAGCCGATCGAGCAACACACCGTTACCTGCACCGGACGTATCGCCCCAGACAGCAATAGCGTGCTCTGCGTTACCCGTTCCTTCGGGCACATCGATCACGACATCGTAAAATGCCCACTCAGCTGAGGGCGTAAAGCGCTGCCAGCTAACGGTTTCCCCGGCAATTTGATACGCCAAAGCGAACTCTGCCGCCGCACCGCTATCAGGCTGCTCGGCATAGATCGCTAGGCGTATCTCATGCCCCGCAAACTCAGCGGCAGTTTCAGGCGCGATAATGCGACGCACGCCACCACTGTTAGGGTTAGCACTGGCATCCGTTGATGTGATTAACGCAGACTGCAACCCGCTGTATACGCCGCTGGTGACAGCGTTAATAGCATTACCACTGGTGGCACCCCACGCGTCAAAATCTGCGCCAGGTTCAAACCCACTGTTTAGTGACGGGCGGGCATCAAGGCGCGCCGACAGGATACCTACCTGGGTGGCAAGACTGCTGTATTGATTAGTGCGGATCTGTCGCTCGAGTAGTATCAGCGAATCGTTATCATCAACTCGACCGCTCAACTGGTTAATCTGCGTCGCGACAATTTCCGCTTCATTGATGCGGATCTGCGTCATCGTGTAGATAGACGCCGCCGTTGCATCGTAGGCCGCTGCAATTGCGTTGATCTCTAACCCAAGTAAACCGAACTCACTCTCAACCTGTTCACTTAGTTGGGTGAGGGCCACCGTGCGGTTTAGTGTCTCATCTGCTATCGCTTGTGCGCGGGCTTGGGCTTCCGCTTCAAATGAATCGATGCGCTCAGCACGCTCTTGATCTAACGCATCAATGCGCGCCTGTTGTTCGTCTGCAACCGCTTGTGCGGTCTGGGTCTCTACAGCGTCAATCGCATCTGTCAGTTGCTGCGCCTGGGCTGCTAACGCATCGGCGCGCGCTTGGGCTTCTGCTGTTAAACCGTTTGCGCGAGCTAACGCCTCAGCGTCGATGGCGGCGGAAAAGTCCGCAGCTTGTGCTGCGATCGCATCGGCGCGGGCTTGGGCCTCATCGGCTAATGCTTGCGCACGCGCTTGAGCCTCTGCCGTTAACCCGTCAGCTCGGGCTAGAGCTTCGTCAGCGAGTTCTTGAGCACGAATTGCCGCTTCTTGCGCTAGCCGCTTGGCGACAGAGCCATCGAGGGATTCGGGGCCGCTGATTTTTTCGATCTCTTCACGCAGGGCTTGATCTAAGGTGCTTTCACGGATCTGACCCGTTAGACCCTGCAAGATCTGCTCAACGTCAGCAGTGGTAGAGGCAGGCACATAAAGCCACGGGCTCGCCCCGTAGGCGTTCACGCTACGAACGTAGTAGTGGTAATCAGTGCCCCACGTCAGCCCGGCGTGGGTGTAACTGGCACCCATGCTTAAGTACTTGGCACTCGCGGCCACTTGGTTAAGTGGCAGTGGCGTAGGGTGCCAGCGGAATTCAAACTCTACCCGGCCGTAGCTGCTGTTTAGGCGCGGTGTTAGCGTGATGCTGTCGTTAGCTGCTGAGATACCGACGCTTTCAGGCATCGGGGGTACATTGATCGAAAAGCCAACGGTCGCGGGCGAAGACTGCCCCAGACGACCACGCGCGCGCACCTCACCGGTGTAGGTGCCCGCTTCCAGCCCACCTATGTCGCAGCGTTCTACGCCTGCGGGTACTTGAGCGGCTTGCACGGCAACGCCATCGCGCTTGATCACGACGTTGTAATGCAGCGCGGCATCTACTGGGTTCCATACCAGACGCCCTTGCACGACCTCCCCGATATTCACCAGCACATACTGCAGCCCTGTTGGCGAGCCGATGCCCCCCGTGGGCAGCTGGATAAAGCCGAACGGGTCGAAGGGCTGGCCTACTGCATCATCGTAGATCTCGGGCTGCTCTTGTTGTAGCGTGACTTTGCAGCCGTTCTCGCCACTAAAGTCCCAATCGACAACACGGAATTCGCCCAGAATATTGAGCGTAGGCAGATCCACCTGCACAACACGACCAGGGCGACAGGCATAGCCACGGAAGTTCAGTGGCAATTCTAACGTGCCGCCAGCGCGTTTACGGCGTAGCGCGATGTTGGCAAGGCGCTGGGATTGGTACGGGCTGCTGACTAAACGGAGATCTAGCGTGTCTTCAATCTCTTCGCCATCTTCAGCGACCCACTCAGCAACGCTCACGGCGGGATAGTCGGTTTCGGTCCAACGCTGTTCCGGAGACACAAACTTGCCGCGCATGGTGTTGACGGCATCCGCGCGTGATACCTCGGTTTGCCCGGTAACGGTACCGATCACCATGTCTTCATCGATGGTCAGCTCGTAGGGGCCGTAGTACGCGCCCACCTGCAATCCGAACTTACCACCCACGCGAATCAATGAGCCCGCACACGCGGCCTCTAGATCAGCCAGCACACGGTCTTTACGCTCGTCGGCCTTAAAGCCACCGCTGACGGTATAGCGGCGCTCGGTGCTGCCGTCCGGATTTGTGACGATCTCGTCGCACACGTTTGCCGCGTCGATGAATGTATCCCATAGGATCTCATCATCAGGCACATGCAAGCGGTGGCGGATGTACCAGAGAATGACCAGCGCGGCGTTGTCGCTGTAACCGTTGGTTGAGGTGCGCGGGTCGTAAATGTCAGTGCGGCCACGATACTCAAACAAAAGATCAGGTATGCCGCTAGCGAAATAATCCGGATCGTACTTGAGCGTTACACGTACCCACGACAAATTACGCCCGATCTGGGTTTCTTGCCAGTCAGGGGAGTTGTCTAACAGATACGCATTGGGTGCCGTTGCATCAGTTACTAGCTGGTACTCGATACGATCGCCAGCGTTGGCTACCGGCTCTTGATCAACGTAGATCTCATCTAGCCCAGCAATGGCGCCTTCGCTCAACACATACACCAGGTGTAGCTGCTCGCCTTTCTGCTGGCTGCCCAGTTGCTCTTGCGCCCACGCCAACAGCGCGCCGGTACCGGCACGGCCGAACACATAGCGCGCAGGCTCTTTAGAGCTACGGATGACTTGCTTAAGCTCAGACTGCGTTGGCGTGCCAATGCTAGGGGGCTTCGCGAGCTGGCGTGACAATAAGCTGCCAGCAACCGCAACACCCGCCCAGGGGCCAGCCACGAAACCAACGGCGACACCAATCGCAATAGCACCGACCGCTTTAACCGCCTTACTCATAGCATACTCTCCAACATATCAGCGGTTCTGCCTGCACTCGGTGCACGCCTGTTTCAGTTACTGCCCAAATAGCGTTCGCCCAAACAATGCCAACACAGCGGCCAAACTCACTGTCGAACAACACCACATCACCACGCTGTCGCATGGTTACAGGTACGCGCTTAAATGCTGCATCCCAGGCAGCTTCCAGACTGCCGTGGGTGGTGCGAAGCACGCGCTTAGCCCCCAGCTCTGTTTGGTATCGGCCCCGGTACTTAGCTGCTGGGTCAACGCCGCAAATGGCGATACAGCAATCAGCAGCGAACAAGCAGCAGTCAAACTCGCCCCACAAAAAAGGCCGCTCGGAAGCGGCCTTGATGGTTTGGTGTAGCCTTGTTGTCCAGTCTCGATAACGCATTTAGTAGCCTTAAGATTACTTGTGGTAGCATCGTTAATTCATTGAGATTACGAAGCCACCGGGAGCAAATAATGGATTTTGAAATAGACCAGAATTTAGAAAACGATCCAGAAAACAAAGGGTGGGTTTTAGGCTGGGCAGCCGTCAGGAACTCTCCCTGGCATTTAGCTGGTGTTTACGCTTCAAAACAAAAAGCTGAATCTAATTGCCCTGAAGGACATCAAGTTAAATACGGCTCACACCGACTTGGGAGCGATGATTTTATCTATAGTGCTACTAGCGAGGATAACTAAAACTCGGCGCATCACGCTTGGCACCCCAATAGATGGGCCAGTCAGATAACTGCGCAACAGCAAAGAAGAAGCGATCATCTTGATGGCGAGCGCGGTGGTTCTCATCGGTCCAACGTTCAGTACCGCCGCGCTGCCAATCGATCATTCTGTCGGTAATCGTGACGCTAATGGCGTTGTCGTCTTCGCTGCCGCCGTAGCTCATGGCGGCAGCATCCATCTTGCCGCTAAACAGAATATCGGCGGCGTAGTTTCCGGCGTCATCGTAGGCCACCAACATCAATTTACCCGCTCGCCCTCTGCACCGATCCTGAAGGGTCGACGCCACCAGGGGGGCATCTAACCCTGATAGAGAGAGTGTTACCGACATAGGCGACGCGCTGTTCAGTTGCTCCTGGGTGCTACTGACACCACCAAAGGCGCCAATGCCCTCATAAGTATGGCCTTCGATGACCAGTGGCCCCGTCCCCGTATGGGCACGGGCTACGCCATCTCTGAAGTCCAGCTCAGCGGCATACACCATGCGCACCGTGGGCTTCGCCAGCATTTCCACTACCTGATCACTGAACGGGAATACCTGCATTAGAACGCCTCTCTACATTCCAGGGTGCCGCCAGCGATAAGAGCTTGGACCGACAACGAAACATCATCACGCGCTAAACGCATGATGGCGTAAGGCTCACGATAATTGACCGCCGAACCGTTAGCCGGTGGCACCCGCAGCCAAGGGGAGACTGGCACCACGGCAATGCCCTGCGCGTTGCTGGTCACATCGCCCAGCACTTCCAGCAGTTGGTCTGAGATGGTGATGTAGTCGCCACGGCGAAGTACCACGGCATTCGCGTTCCAATTGCGTGTCACCACCTGGGCACCGGCCTGCCCTCCGCCATCCACCACGGCATTACCCACGAACGGCCCTGGTGGACGCGTCCAAGGGCGTAGGCGAAACGTGCCTGCCATGCCATGCAGTGAACCGATGAAGGTACTCAGCACCCGCTCTTTCGGCCGCTTCAAGTTGCGAAACGTGAGCGAGCATTTCCAGTAAGCGCCCGGATGGGTGCGGATCTGCTGAGACTGTGTGAACGGGCTGGTGAACGCGTAGGAGTTGAACACTCGCCCCCACTCCATGGTCGCGGGCTGCAGCTCGCTGGGCCAATCAACTATGCTCATACGCTTAACGCCCTTCTGATTTTTCCGTTACGCAGCGCATCGTTAAGCACGCGGCGATAGGCGTTTTCCTCGGCTTGCTCAATACGGCGGATCACATCGTTATCCACTTGCCCAGTGATATGGTACGTATTGCCCGCCCTGGGAATAGCGCCACTCTCCTGAGGGCTAGGCAGCGCCGGCACTACACGTTGCCCTACCGCACCACCATTGGCGTACCCGGTAAAGTTCTTACGCAGCGATTCGACCACGCTCAAACCACCCGCCCGCGCTACGTCCTCTTGACTCCACACCACTTCGCCACGGTGAACAATGCCAGCCGGTTCGTACTTACCACCGGGGCCTGTATAGCCGCCGCCAGAAAAGCCTATTTGAGACATAAAGCCGCCCGCAATGGCACTACCACCACCGCCAAACATACCAAACAGCCCTAGCGCCTGTTGACGGATCGCCATGCGGATCATGTCGTTGATGATGCTGTCAGCCAGGTCGCTAAAGCTTAGCTTCCCGGTTTTGACGAACTCCGTCAGCGCATCTTCAGTGCGCTGCAGGGCATTGCTCATTGCCTGCTCTGATTGCGTGGCCACATCACGCGCCTGGTCCATGTAGCTTTCTAGGCCACGATTAGCACCGTTACGCCAGTTCTCCTCAGCCGCCCGCTTACGTGCAGCGGCTGATTCGACCATGCCGACTTCTTCATCCATCAACTGCTGCAGCAGTGCGCGGCGCTCTTCGTACGCGGCCTCACTAATCCGCGTACTGTCATCTTCCTGACGCTGATGGAGCTCGCGCATTTCATCGGCGTAGTGCTGTCGAACGCTGGCGATTTCACGCATGACCTCCACCGCCTGGTCGCTTCGGCCCACGGCGATGATGTCGATTTCCATGTCCTGCTGGCGAGCAGCCAAGCGAGCGCGCTCTGCGGCCTCGAATCGGAGTAGCTCTTGGGCTTCGATCGCTTGCTTGGCGAGCTGCTCGCGTGTCGTTAACTCCTGCTCTAACTGCTGCAGGTGGCGGGCATGGGCTTGACTGATCTCGCGTAGGCTGCCGTTTTCTAGATCGTAAGCTAGGGCTGCCGCTCGGCTGTTGTCGCCATGTAGTGCAATCTGACGCTGCAGCGAAGCGGCCTGCTGTTCGTAGGCCTGAACGATTCGCTCCGCGTTTCGTTGCCCATCCCGGGCGGCATCCCGAGCTGCGTCCGCTGCTTTCTTACGCGCTTCTGAGCTGGCTTGTTCTTGCTCAGCAGTTGCGGAAAGCCACAGCGTGTAACCGCGCATCACATCGCTGACTTCCGGCCCCATGGCATCCAGGCGGCGGTTGGTTTGCCCCATCGCGGAAGGGTCGCGTAGGTTGGCGATCTGTTCGCGCAGCTGGTCGTTGTAACGCTGCCAAGCTTGCAGGGTTTTATCGCTGGGGGCGTTATTCTCAATACCGCTCCCCGCCCGCCCCGCTGCGTTTGCGGTTTCATCCAGCAGGCCGTTCAGGGTATCGATGCGCTCGCCAAACTGCTCAACCGTTATTTTTCCGCTTGCAACTTCTGCAGCCAGCAGTCGGTAGTCACGCATGGCTCTATCGTCAACGCCAATACGTGACTGCACTTCTGTTAGCACACTGTCCATGCTGCGGGCACCGCTCTCGACTTCCGCAAACATTTCATTAAGGTCGTCAAAGAATCCCCTAGCCGTGGCTCCATCCATATCACCAAAGGCTTCGCCCATTAAGCCCTGACGAATCGACTCAGTGGCTTTACGAACTTTCTCTGCTTCTTCTTCAAGCCGATCGCCCCAGCGTATTAAGGCGGCTTTCTGTCCTTCTACCGTTAGCTCACGAAACTGTTCAACCAGCGTATCCATCGGCTGTTCGATATTCAGCAGCGAGGCGGCGGTTTCATCCGTGCGATCGCGGAACAGCATGAAGCTGGCGGCCGCACCGGCAGCGAGCGTTATCAAACCTGCTGGGCCGGGCAATAGTGCCAGCGCAGCAGCCTTGGCACGTCCGGCCAAACTGGTAGAGGCTGCCAGGCGTTGTTGAGCTGTTGCTTCCGCGTTGGTAGCTGCAGTGTGCTGTGCAGAGGCGGCGATAGAAGCCGCGCGGGCGGTGCCAAGGCGGGCCAACGCCGCCGTGTGTTGATCTGTACCCCGTGCGGCTCGCTCGGCTGCCATGGCCCGGCCTAACTCACGCTTGCTAGCAGTGGCCTCAGCAGCGGCTAGGCGCACCGTAGCGGCGGCCGCCTGCTGCTGGGCAGCCGCGTAGGCAATCTGTGTTTGCGTATTTTTTACAAACTCCATAGCTGCCGCTTTCGCATTAACAGCAAGCCCACCCATGTACTTGCTCAGCCCCATCGCAGCAAACACACCCGCAATAGCCACCACGTTCTCGATATTATCGGCCAGTAGTTCGATGCCACCCGCCAGCGTGGCCGTGGTGCCATGGGCCTCATTCGCTTGGCCGATATAAACCATGAAGCTGTCTTTGAGTACCTGAGTGGCGTCTTCCACCGAGGTGGGCATTTCATCCAGCTCTTGGCGAAGGTCGCCCAACGACGCCTGCAGCGCTCGCATCACCACATCGGCGGTCAGCTCGCCTGCCGTCGACATTTCCTGAAGCTTGCGCGTCGTGACACCCAAGCTTTCAGCCATGGCCTGCTGTAGACGTGGGGCGTTTTCAATCACGGCATCGAAGGCATCACCCTGCAGCTTGCCCGCGATCATGGCCTTACCAAACTGGTCAATCAGCGAGGTGGTGGCCTGCATGTTGGCCCCACTGATCACGAGGCCAGCGCTCAATGCTTCCGTTAGGTCGAGCACTTCTTCCGTGGCGAAGCCCAGCTCTTTCAGCGGGCGAACCGAGTTCACGAACAGCTCGCTGTTATCCATCAGCGCCTTGTAGGTAACGCGGCTCACCTGCTGCAGACGCTCCTGCACTTGGGCGTATTCCCGCTCGCCTTCGGTGGCTAGGCGGATGCGCGAAGCCATTTGTCCGTAGGCATCGGCGGTTTGAATCAACGCCCCCACGGCAAAGGCACCGGCCAGCACGCCCGCCATGCCCACCGCCGTTTGGCGGATCTCCAACATCTGCGCATTCAGCGCCCGCAGGTTGGTTTGGTTGCGCTGCAAGGCCAGATCCTGACGACGCGCACCGCCTTCCATGGTGCGGTAGTAGTTAGTGCCCATACGTGAAGCGCGGGCCATCTCGCGCTGGTACACGCTGGAATCAGCGCTAATACGCACAATCAATTCACGCAGGGACGCAGAGGCCATACTTTTCTCCAGGCGTAAAAAAACCCGCCAGTGGCGGGT